TCAGAGTGATGCCGGATGTTGGGCTCCACGACGTGCCGCCCCAGCACCGGCCACGCGGGGTCGCCATATCGGTCCTCCCACCAATGAACGATGCCCGTGGCAACGTCGGCGGCGAGCCACGCCGAGAGGACGTACAGAGCAATCATGCGTCCTGCCTCCGCGCCCGTTCTACCGCCAACTCCTCAGCCAGCCTTTCGCGGTCCGCGAGCAGCCGCATGACGTGGGCCGCGAGCGTGCCCGAGGTGCCGGTGTACGCACCCGAGAACCGGCGGGCGTCATGCTCGCACTGCTCAAGGTAGGCGTCGGCGAGGGGTTCAGGCACGTCGGCACTCCTGGTGGCAGGCCGCGTACCCCGCGATATCGATTGCCGCGTCGTCGGTGGCCGCTGGCCCCATCTGGCGGGCGATCTTGTCCAGCACCATGACGAGAGCCCAGTCGGCCGGCGTGAACGTCGTGCCGAACGCCGCATTGACGAGCGATGCCGTCCTCTGGAAGTGTTCCGTAGGCGGCCCGTACTTGCCATGCCGGTCGCGGATCGTGGCGATTGCGTCCCGCAGCGTCTGCTCAGCCGGCGAGACCGGGCGAAACCCCGGTTCCCACTCGGCGTAGGTGTCGCTCAGGACCGAGTCGCCACGCAGTGCGTAGGACTCGTAGGCGGCTTCGACGTGCTTCGCTGCGGCATTCATCGTCTCGGCGTAGGGCGCGTCCGACTCGTCGTGTTGCGTTTCCTCGGTACTTGCGACAACCTGCCGAGGTTCCGTCAACGGCGAGTACCCGACCATCTTCGGGTCATCGGCTGGCGTGTTTCCCAGCCGCTCGTGCACTGCCGCCTTCAACGCGGCGTTTGCCTGCTCCAGTGTCGTCGTCATGTTTGCTCCTCAGGTCTGGAAAACTGACAGCATGCGGCGTGCGTCAAGCCGACCTGACAGTGCCGTCCAGCATCACGCGGTAGTTCTGCACGTCGAATGCACCGCCGTCGTGAACGGTGACCATGGCGAAGCCGTGGTTCCATCGGTTGAACTTGCTGTAGTCGGGCCGCAAGTCGCACAGACAGCCGGTGGACCAGCACGCCGTTTCGTGGTGCCACATGTTGCTCTCGGCGTGATTGCTGGTGCGGTGAGAGTGGCCCACCAGACACGTCGAGAGTGTCCGCAGAAACGCCCCGCGGGCTACGTTCACCGGAGCCGCCATGCCCTTCGGCAGTTCGTGGCCGTGGAGCACTGGCAACTTCCCGAGCATCACCGGCCGCTGGTCCTCGACAAGCTCAATGTCGTTTTCCTTCAGGTCCAGCCAGGCCGTCAGGCTCATCCGTGGATCGTCGCTGATTTCGGCGGCATGCTGAAACAGCCAGTGCTGCCACCTCTCCTCGTGGTTGCCGCACTTCAGGACGATCGGTATGCCGGGGAACTCGTGCCGCAGCCATTGCAGGAACGAACGCACAGCCTCGAGCTCGGCCTTGAAGTCCCGCCGCTTGGGGTCTTTCATGTACCGACTGATGGCGTAGAAGTCGGCGATGTCGCCGTTGAGCAGCAAGGCGGCGAGACGCTGCGTCTTCAAGTGACCAACGGCCGCGGCGACGGCAACCTCGGAGTGATACGGCACATGCACGTCAGACAGGATGCCGACCGGGCCAGTGACCTTGAGCACATGCGGCGTCCACGCCTCCGTCATGGCCCGAGGCATTGAGTACAGGTGGCCGTTCTTTCGTGCCGGGCGAGGTGCTACGGCCTTGGTGTGCCGTTGATCGTGCACGCCGTTGCGACCAAACTGCCGCATGATCCGTTTGCGGGCCTGCTCAAACGTGATCGCGTTGTTGGACTCGGCCACCAGCCGCCTCGCCAGCGAACGAGTGTTGGCCTCAGGGTGCGTCGTGCACAGCCGCCTAGCGAGTTCCGTGATTGGATCGCCTGCCATTGGCACGCTCCTTCGTTGTTGGCCTCTTGCCTGTGCTTCGCCTCAGCACCACATTGCCATCCTCGTCGGGGACCGGGTTCGGCCCCTCGTCGTCGTCGTCGTACTCGGCGTCGTCCATGCTGCTATGGACGGCCGGCTTGGTCTTGGCCTGCGGCGGCTTACGCTTTGCCACGATGCAGCCTCCTCGCGTTGCTGATCGCTCGTCTCACCAGCACCCTACCGGCCACGTCAACAAACGGCAGGCCACGCTTCGTCGCCTCTTCGCGAAGCCAACCGACGATCAGCGGCACGTTGGCCGCGCACCAGTCGCAGCCGCGGCGGTCCATCTCCTCCGCTCTGGCTGTGCACTTGCAGCCTGGCTCGGCCTTGATGCCGATGCGGCCGAGGAGCCGCTTGAGTTCCGTCCCTGGGCCGTAGCCGACCGGCCTTGGCTTCCGCTGCACCGTGATGATGATGCGGCCGTCGGACTCGGTGTCGTCGCCGAGCACCTGCCGCACAGCGGCCAATACCCGGTCGTCGTCGGGCTGACCGCGGAACGTGACGACGGCGGTGCCTGCCATCAGCATTTCCCCCCGCTGGCGCCGGCGTCGCAACAGTCTTGCGGCATCAGTTGCCGATCGCCGCCGTCAATCTCGTGCCGCACCTGCTTCCACTGGTTGCCGGTGCAGTTGGCGTTGTTCCAGTCGGCAATGCAGTCCGCCTCGCTGTCATAGCCGTAGGCCGCTTCCCACAAGTCGCCGGTGTCAGCATCGACGCCGATGATCGGATTGAGCACGCACGGGCAGACGTAAACAATCGCCGTCCACTCCGTGACCACGTCTTCGCTGCCGCACTTGTCGGTGCGAGTCACAGTGATCGTGACCATCTTGCAATTCTGCGGCGGGCAAAACCCGAGAGGGTCAGAAGTGATCCCCGTGTACGGGTCTGCTTGCAACGGGCACGCAGGGTCTTGCGGCCCGGATCCTTGATGCGTGAACTCCCAGTCCACGGTCTTGGCGTAAAACCGCTTGTCGTCGGTTGCCGGGTCGCAGTCGTATTCGTATGCCGGCGGGTTGGCGCACGAACCGCAGTCGTCTGCTTCCTGCCACGGCAGGGCTGGCAGATCGTTCCGGGTGCCCCGCACGAACAGAGCGTCGGCAATTGGGTCGCCGGTGCTCTGGCCTGACCGAAAGACAAGCTTGTGAATGTCCGGCGTGCCGGCCCCTGTGAACTGGCCGCTGCCCTTGTAGTGCGTCAGGCCGTCGCCGGTGAAGTCTGGCGGATTCGCCCCGTCTGGGCAGAGCTCCTCAAGCATCGCCGGTGTGGCTGGCTGGCCGTCGATCAGTGGAGCCGACCAGCCGTACCCATACACGTTGTACCAGCGTCCGCAGGGTTCTCCGTCTAAAGCCCAGTACGGATAGCCGGGGTACAGAGCGTCGTAGTAATCAACGCACGCCTGCTGCGACTGAAACGCCCGCGTCAGGTTGCAAACGCCGGCGCGCTCCAGCCCGTCATAGAGTGATAGGTCTGTGTCCGGGCGAAGGTAATAGAACCCAGGCTGGCCATCGACTGCGTAGTAGTTGAAAAAGTCCTGCCACGAAACGCACTGGCAGCAACTGCACGTCGGGCATGCACACGGCGTCTGACAGCAGTTCGAGCAGGGCAGGAGCACCACAGGTCAGCACTCCGCGGCGATGACGTACCAGCCGAAGCCGTTGTTGCTCACGGCCACGTACGCTGAACTCGGGATCTCGGCAAAGATGTTATGTGCCACCTGCGTGCCGGCCGTCGCCGTTGGCCTCGAGGTGGCAGTGCTGGGCGGACCGGCGTAGAGCGTGATGACAGCCGACGAAGCCTTGGACCAGGCGGCCGTGCCTACCTGCCCGATCATGATGCGGACGCCAGCCGCACCGCGATCGTTAGACGGGCCAGACAGCGGCTCTTTGCCGACGTGCTTCTCGGTGAGCCTCACGCTCTTGCCGATACGCTTGGCGTCCTCTTCGGAAAACCCGTAGGTCGCCATGCCTCACTCCGACAGGACGAGGTATTGCAGCCGGGCCGCCGAGGTGTACTGCGTGCTTGTCACCGCCCGCACGCCGATGGTAATGGTTGGCACAAGCGGCAGGACGGCGGCCATTCCACGCTGGAGCTTCACCACCTCTTGATTGTTCGTGCCGTCGTACGAACCAACGAAGATGGCGTGCGTGCCGCTCGTCAGAGTCGAGAGGTTGCGGAACGCCGCGTAGCCGGCCGCAGTCACGTTACCCAGAGACAGCGTCTGCACGGCAGTGCCGACCGTCACGACTGCACCCGCGCCGGCCTGAGTCGTCTGGTCAACGCTCACGCCTGACGAAGCAAACCGCTCGCTGTAGTTGCCGTTCGACACGCTCAGCGTGAGCGATGCCTTGATCTCGTCTGACATTAAATGCCTCCAAACGCGAAGATGTCTACCATGTCCACTTCTTTGTACGGGTAGGCGTAGAGCTTCTTGAGGTTGGCGTTCGCCACGCCAGGCCCATAGGCTGTGGCGAGTGCTATTGGCACGGCCACGCCGGCTCCATCAAGCGGCACTGGCTTACTGACGGGGTTTCCGGCCACGTCAAGGATCGCGCGGCGTTCGCCGTTGATCTTTTCGTTGAACCCCGCGTCGTAGTAGGTGACGACGTGCTGCTTGGGGTCGTATAGCCATTCGACGCTGATCGTCCACAGCTGCCGCTTGTCGTCGTAATCGGCATTGAATCCCTGGCAAAGCAGCGTGCGACGAGTGCAGCCGAGAAATTCAAACCGGTTCGTCTTGTTGGTGAACGACAAAAGCCAGGCGAAGTTTGGATCTGTTACTTGGCTGTTGGTGTAGGTCAGCTTGGCAAGGCATCGATTCTCGGTCAGTCCATCCACTGGATCGCCAGCGGAGTTCCTCGCTGGCTCCCCGCCCGCCGTGCCGTCTGGCCCTTCGTCGGTCAGCGGCACTTGCTGCTGCTCGGTGGTTACCGTGATCTTCTTCCACGTCTCAGCGTCAGTGCCTTCTGGCTTTTCCTCGTCTGGGTCTTGCGGCTCCTCTCGCTTGTTGTCGTACTCAATGGTGATCTTGGCCGCCCGCTCCTGCTCCTCGCCCTTGAAATAGCCGAACTTGCGCGAGGTGACGTAGAACGGGATGCCGCCGACCAGCTCTAGGTCGTTCAGTTGCGGGATCTTGCGGTTGTAGAACGTCGGCCAGGTCGTGGTGTCGTTGATCAGCACATTGAAATCAACCTCGCCGTCGAACTTGGCCAGCAGATCAACGGACCCCTTTATGTCCACGGAGCCCTTGGACCCCTTGGACTCGGAGTATTCGAACGATCGCAGTTGGTGGACGGATACGATTGCCATGGCTATGCGGTGAGTGTCGCCAGTCCGAATCCGGTGAGGTTGCTGGCCATTTCGTCGAGAGCGTCAGCGGCCCGCTCCGTGTTGTCGGCCGTCCGCTTCGCGTCTTCCTTCACGTCGAGCCGCGGGTCGGCCCCGCGCATGATGGAATTACGGAAGGACTCGCCCTCGCTGCTGCCGACGACGATGGCCTTGAGGTCTGCGGAGTTGATGCGGACCTGTGCGACAACAGAAGATTGGCTGCCGGCTTGTGTCTGTGCCTTATCGACAGACGACGCGGCGGATTGTGCGGCGTCGCGCCACCGCTGCACGGCATCTGTTAGCGGCGTGGCAATCGCCTCGCCGGCTTTGTTGGCGTCCTTGTCTCCGTACAGAGCCTTCTTGAAACTGGCGGCAGACTGAGCCAGGTTCTTTTTGGCCTCATCCGCAAACGTGTCGCCACTGGCACGCCATCCTTCCCGCAGTTGGCGAAGAGCTTTTTCCGCCCTGCCGCCGCCTGGAATCACAGAGGCGATGTTTTGGCCGGCCTTGGCAAGCCCTTGAATAATGCGAGAAAACACTAGCCCAATGCCGGCACCGACAGCCTTCAGAAACTCAAACGCTCCGCGGAACCCTGCTGCTATCCGGTCCGCAAACGCCCACATCGCGTTCCACTGCCCGCCGACCTGCGATAGATACTGAAACACCGCCTGTAGAGTTGGGCCGAAATTGGCGATTATGTAGTCGCCCACTCCCGCCAAGAACTGGGCAGCGTTCAGCAACGCCTCGCCGATAGCCTGCCCGATGTTGGCACCGCCGATAGTTCCAACGTAGTCGGTGAACGTCTGGGCGATCCCGGTGACAGCCGGCGCGAGGTGGGCGACCACCTGCTGCACGATGCCCTGAATCGACGCATAGACCCGCGTGAACGAGTCGTTCATGTTCTCGACGTTCTGCCCCTGGGCGTTCGTCAGCGTCAGGCCGAACCGCTCCGCTTCCTGACGGGCCTTGCGGATCGACTCTGCCCCGCCCTCGAACAGCGGCAGCATGGTTGCGCCACTGCGTCCGAACAGCGCCACAGCCGCGGCCGCACGCTCTGCCGGGCTCTGGATGTTGGCGATGGCCGAGGCAATGGCCTCGAACCTGTCCGCACTCGACATGCCCTGCAGTTGCCCAGCATCCAGCCCAAGGTTGGCGAAAGCCTTTTGGGCTTGCTTCGACCCGCCCACGGCCTTTTGCATGGCAACGTCCGACTTGGTCATCGCCGTGCCGATCTGCTCGATGCCGACGCCAGCCAGGTCGCCGGCCAGCTTGAGCCCAGCGAGTTCGCCGTAGGTCGTGCCCAGCCGGCGGCTCAGTTTGCTCTGCACGTCGATACTCTCGGCCGCGGCAGCGGTCATCGACGTGAACGTGTTCACGGCCGACTGTGCCATGGAGAACATCGACAGTTGGCCGAACGTAGATCCGGCGACGCTGCCCAGCATTCGCAGCGGGTTCACCGCCGAGCCGACGGTGCTGGCAAACCCGCCGAGGCTCTTCCCTGCCCGAGCAAGCCCAGCCGTCAGCCCGCCCGTGCTGGCCGTAATGCTGACGTTGACCCTTCCGAAGTTCTTGGCCATGCGTCAGCCCGGTAGTGGGATTGCGTTGAGTGCGGCGAGAATCTGCTGCGGCGTTTGGGCCCGCTTCGGCACGGGCATGAAGTCGTCAACCTTCTTAACCGGCGAGTTCTTGCCCCGGTAGGCGTTGGAGAACTGGGTCATACTCATTGCCGACCGGAGCCATTCGTCGCCCCACGGCTCCAATAAGTAGTACCCCATCCACCCGTATAACTGATCGACCGACATCTCCTCCGCGAGAGCGTCAACGTCCACCCGTCCCATCTTCAGCGCCAGCCGGTAGAGGAACAGCAGCACCGGCGACGCCTCTATTTTCCCGCCGCTTCCTCCACGGGATTGGCAAGCATGCCGTTGAGTTCAAAAGCGGCTTGCACGATCCGCTGCACAGCCTCCCAGTCGTAGGCACCGATGGCGGCCTCGTCTGCTTCGCTGAACAACTGCTTGCCGTCTTCAGCCACGCAAACGAGCGTCACGATCTTGGCGGACAGGTTGTTGAGGCTCACGCCACCCTTGCCGCCGCCAACAATTTCCTCGAGCCGGTTGCGGCCCTTGGCGGTCAACTTGCTGACGTAGACCTCGCTACCCTCACCGAGTTCCGGCACGGGCACCAACACCTTCGCCAGCGGTTGCCGTCGCTGTAGGAACTCATCACGACTCAGAGCCATGCGCGCCTCCCTGCGTCACACCAATCAGCCGAGCGTGCCCGAGAGCTTGATCGTCACAGAGCCCGACTGCATGTCTTCCATCTGGGCACCGGCCTCGTAGCCGGTCATGTAGCCGAACGCCGACCACAGCGTCACAGCCGTGCCACCGTTGGCCCAGTACACGCTCACCACCTGATTGGTGGCGACGTTCGCCAGGTCGGCGACGGGCTTCACAGCAGGGTCGTGCAGCACCTCGACCGACAGTTCGCCGGGGTCGTAGATGGACGATGCCACGAACTCCTTGGCCGAGGACAGCATGTGCGTCGCGTCGGCAACAGCCCGGGCGATCCCGTTGTGGTTCACGCCGGTGATCTTGTAGCCGGTCGCGGTGTGCAGCGCGGTTCCGAACGAAACGTAGGTGCCCTGTCCGATGTCAGCAGCCATTGGTCAACTCTCCGAGTGGGTGATCTCGACTGTCAGGTCCGTCCGGTAAATGGGCGTCTGGTCGCCGGGGTTTGCTGGCTCTTGCTGGTCGGCTTCGTCCTTGACCGTGATGAGCCGAACCGCCGGCGTGCTCTTGAATTGTAAGGCTGACCGCACCGCACGCCCGAGGTTGCGGCAGTCCACCAGCCGCGTCGAAATGCACGACACGGTGTACGTCGTCCGGGTGAGCCCGGTCATGCCACGCATGTGCATGTACGGCCCACGGCTGGCGTCCTGGCGGTCGAACACCAGGCACGGCATCGCCGTCCCCTGCGGAGCCTGGACGGCGTAGATCCGCGAGCCGACGGACGCTGCGATGTCGGCCGAGACCGACAGCAGCTGCAGCAGGGACTCGTCGATGAACGTCGTGGCCGGCATTACATCCCCTTGGCATCGCGGCGGGCGTTCTCGGCCACGGCCTTGTCTACGGACCGGCCCAGTTCCTCAACGAGCTGCTCGCGGATTCGCGGCAGCGTCCTGTCCGCCCACTGGCCGAACTTGCCCGTGCCGGGGACGGCAGCCACTTCGGGGAAGTACGCAGCCCCGCCGCCTTCGGCCCCGATCAAAGCCACCTTGCCCATGAGGTACGGGTACTTCTTGGCCATCGTCTGGGGCACCCGCAGCATGGATGCGTTCTTCGGCTTGCGGACCTTCACGCCGTTCTCGATCCACCAAGCGTGGTAGCCGAGCCCGCCCTTCTTGAACTTCTCGCCACGGCGGAACCCGAGCACGGCCGTCTGGGTCTTGCCACGGACCTTGGCTTCCGTGAGTACGCCCACCGACCGCTTCAGGTTGCCCGTCGGACCCTTGGCAACCAGGGCTTTCACCTCGGGGATATACGGCTTGGTGACCTTGTTCACGCTCGCCCGCAGGTACTTTTTCTGCACGCCGATCCGCAGCCCATCAAAACGCTTGAGCACGTCCGCGATGTCTGACGCACTGGCGGTGACCTGGAAGCTCATCAGTCCGTCACCTCCGCCACCAGCAGCTCGTGCTCGGCCCGGTAGCCGCGCTCCACCACGCTGGTGATCTCGAACGTGCGACCCTCGCAGACGATCCGCATCTTGGCTTTCAACCCCGGCGTGTAGTGCAGCATCACCTTGTGGGTCACGTCTGAGCCGGTCGCCATGGCCGACACGCTCTCTGATCCCGACAGCGGCATGATGCCAATCCACCGAGTAGCGAACGTGGACCACGACAGGATCGGCTCGCCAATAGCGTTGGCCGACTCGGTCGGAGTCTGGATCGTCGCCAGCCGATTGAGCGTGCCCGTCTTCATGTGCCGACCACTACCACCGTGAAACTCGCCGTGCCCGAGTACGCCGAGACGCTGAACCCGGCAGTGCCGCCGCCCCTGGCATCCGACAACGCCACCCGGCTCGCGGAACTGATCGCTGCCCCCGACCCGGTCGCCTCGGCACAGCGGGCCGCAGCCGACGCTGCAAAGGCGAACCGGTCCACGGTCGCGAACGACACGAGCGAACCGTCGGCGTCACGGTAGGTGCTGGGAGCCACGGCAATCGCCACGGCGGCCGTTCCGCAGGTGCCGGCGATGATGGCCACCTTGCCGGTCGTCTGGCTGTCCGTGCTCGTCAGGGCGAGCCGCTTCACGGCCTGGACGCCGTCGCTGGACGCCGAGTCGGTGAACCCCACGTCAACGGCGATCCGTCCCTCGATGCTCATGCGTACTGCCTCCAGCGGAGGTTGGCCAGCAGGGCCGATACGGCGAACTCAAGTTCCTTGGAGATGCTGCCGGTGAGCACCGATTCACGGTTCGCGTACCAATGACCGACCAACATCTTGATGGCGTGCTTCGCCGGAGTCGGCACGTTCGCTGCTCCGCCGTAGCCGGCGAGGTATGTCACCTGAACGGCCTTGTCGTCCAGCCGCACGTTGGGCCAGTTCTCCAAGTACAGCGGGTACAGAAGGGCAGGAACGTGGTCGCGGTCTAGGCGGAACTGCTGCGTTCCAGACTGCGCCCACGTGAGTGTCTGCGTGGTGCCACCTTGGTCCACGTAGGAAATAGTCACCGTGGCGTTCGTGGCAACCGAAGCCAGCTGCACCGGCGGGCGCGGAAGCGCGATGCGGAGGCTTGGGAAATCATCGAACGCCACGGTGTAATGTTTGTGGGCGAAGGTGCGGTCGCAGTAGTCCTCGCACCAGGCGGTCGCCGTGTCGATCAGCACGCCGATGTAGTCATCGTCGGTCGTCATATCGACGATCCGCAGATGCTCCTTGGCCTCGGCCACCGACACAGGCCGGTCACCTACCCCGCTGGCCGTCGCAACGATGAGCGACCGGTAGTTGCTACTTGCCCGCACGGCGTCGCCTCCCGGCCTTGGCGTAGGGTGCCTCGGCCCGCTCGAGCTCCTCGGGCTGGTCAGCCACGGCGAAGCGGATCTGCGGCTGCTCGTTGCGGACGGCGTAGCCAGACCGCACCAGCATGTCGGCCAGACCGCCGGTCACGTCAACCACCTGGCCCGTCTTGTAGGTGCGAACCGGACGGGTGATCCGCACCGACACCGTGGGGTATTGCGTGCTCATCGCCAGACGTTCTCCGGGGGCTGGCCGCCGCGATCCCAGAAGTCGCCGGGGTGCTGGAGCAGCGGCTGCATGTTGTGGTCGGGCCACTTGAACCAGACCTCGGCATGACCGAGAGCCACCCGCGGGCAGACGCCCAACTTCAGCCTGGCCTTCTGAGCCTTGATCCAGAAGTGGATGTCGTCGTCGATCCGGCCGTCGTCCCACCGGCCATCTGCGTTTGGCCTGCCGAAGAACCACGGGTGCTTCAGCTTCTTCAGGGCCGACGCTCGCAGGAGCGTGAACCCGAAGTGCGCCGTGTTCACTGGCATGATGTTGTGGTAGATCAGCTGGTCGCGGCCGATGCTACCGGCCCGCGTGCCGTCCTCCGACATCATCGTGAACAGCGGCTCGTCGTGCCGCCGCTTCATCTGCACCGCAGCGACCACGTCGTAGTCCGACGCCGTCGCGTAGGTCAGCAGACGAGGCAGTGCATCCGGCTGGAAGATGCTGTCGTAGTCCAGCGTCAGAATCCACAGCGGCGGACCGTCAGGCTCAGGGTCGTTCTCGATCATGTCCGTGAGGACACGCTCGAGGCACTGGCCCCAGAAAGCCCCCTCAAGCCGCACGGGTGAGACGCCGTAGGGGATGAGCCCGCGGGGCCAGCAGAACATGTGGTCCTGCCAGCCCAGCCGCGGCACGCTCATGGCGCAATGCACGCGGACAGGACCGGAACCGGTGTTCAAAACCGCAGGCTTGATGCCAGCGATCGGGGAAGCTGCCGCGCCCACGGCACACCTCGTTTCAGGTTGTCGTCAAACTCACCCCAGGACCACGCGGTTGGTGACGTTCGCATCCGACGCCGAATCGACGCCAGACTCGCCGCGGCCCAGCCGGGCCGCCACCACCACCGTGTTGTTGCTCGCGTTGCTCGTCGCAGACGAGCTCGGCGTGACCGAGACCTGCACGTACCGCCGCAGCGTCTTCGTGCTGACCTCGAACCGGGTCACGTTGACGGTCGCCGTGTTGCCGACGCCGGACAGCGTGTAGTCCGTGCCCTGGATCAGGCTGGCAACGGTCACGTAGCTGCCGTCCGTGTCGCTGTGCTTCAGCGAGACCACGCTCGGGGCCGCCGTGTTGGCGATCGAGCGGTAGCCCACGTCCACCGACAGCGAGTCGTAGCCGAGGCAATCGACCGCCACGGTCAGCGTGCTGGCCGAAGCGAGACCCGCAGCGTCCGTCAGGGCGACCACGGAACGAGAGTTGGCGAGATGGTTCACGGTTCAGGGTTCCTTGATGGTGCTTGGGTCAGAGGATGAGGGCCACGACCGGACCGGCGTTGCTGGCATCGCCCACGTCCGAGGTCACCGCGTCATAGGAGACGGTCGCCTGGAAGTAGGTCTGGTCGAACTCGATATACCGGTCGGTGCTCGCCCGGACGGCAACCTGCCGACGGAGGGCGAAGTGGCTGGACCGCTTGAGGTCACCGAAGAGGGCCACGCACTGTCCGGTGCTGGCGGTCTTCCGCATGACGTTGTTGAAGAACACCGGCCAGCCCATGAACACCGGCCGACGAACGCCGTCCACGATCTCGTTGGCCAGGGCACCGTTGCCGCCGAGGGCCAGCGACTGCATCGCCAGAGCGTGCATCTGCGGGGTGCAGTACCAACCGCAGGTCGGGCTTTGCGAAGCGTAGGTCGGCAGCTTTGAGATCGCCGTGGCAAAGTCGTCGATCGTCAGGGCAGTGACCGCTGTCTGGCTGGAG